GCCGGAGATAAACCACAACCTCTTGCGGAAAAGATCGCAGCAGGTAAAGCCGCACGGATTTTGGAAGCGCCGGAGTTTAAGCCAGAGTCCATGCTCGAAGCAAGCGAACTGGACGACACAGCAGACTTGAATGGTGAAGATATGCCGACTCCGAGTGAATACCTCAGTGCACGGCAAAAGGATGGCAGGCCACTGGGCGCTGATGCTCTTTTTATAGAAACATGGAAATGGCTCAAAGAACGCGGCTGTGAAAAATTTGTAAATCCCAGACTTGTCGAGGCCTATGCGCAGTCGTTTACACGATACATCCAGTGTGAAGAAGCAATAAGCACCTACGGCCTTTTAGGAAAACACCCAACAACGGGAGGTGCGATTGCCAGTCCGTTCGTGCAAATGAGCCAGTCATTTCAAAAACAAGCCAACCTGCTTTGGTATGAGATTTTTGACATAGTCAAGCAAAACTGTACCACGGCTTTCATTGGAAATCCGCAGGACGATATTATGGAAGCTCTGCTTTCAGGTAGGAGAGGACGGTAGAAGATTGTGAATTCAACTGAACGATTAGAAAAAGTAAATATTGATAAGCTGGTGCCATATGCGAGAAATGCTCGTACACATAGCAAGGAACAGATTCTCCAGCTTCGTGCGAGCCTGCGGGAGTTTGGTTTCGTCAATCCGGTCATCGTGGATAAAGACCTGAATATAATCGCAGGGCATGGCCGTGTCCTTGCAGCTAAAGAGGAGGGTATCACCGAAGTTCCCTGTGTATTCGCCGAGCATTTGACCGAAGCACAGAAGCGAGCATACATAATCGCTGACAACCGCCTTGCTTTGAATGCAGGCTGGGATACTGAAATGCTATCGGTAGAACTTTCTGAATTGCAGGGTGTTGATTTTGACCTGTCACTCTTGGGCTTTGATGATGCAGAGCTAAATAAGCTGTTGGGCGGTATTGAGGATGTCAAAGACGATGACTTTGATGTGGATGAGGAACTCTCAAAACCTGCTATTACGAAACTGGGTGATCTGTGGCTGCTAGGACAACACCGTCTCGTGTGTGGTGACAGCACGAAGGCTGAGACCTTTAATCTGCTCATGGACGGAAAGCTGGCAAACCTTACGGTGACCGATCCTCCTTACAATGTCAACTACGAAGGCACAGCCGGAAAGATCAGGAACGACAATATGGCTGATGAAAAGTTTTATCAGTTCCTTTTAGACGCGTTTACCCTCACTGAAAAAGCGATGGCGAAGGACGCGTCAATTTATGTGTTCCATGCTGACACCGAAGGGCTTAACTTCCGTCGTGCTTTTGATGCCGCCGGATTTTACCTTTCCGGCACATGTATTTGGAAGAAGCAATCGCTGGTGCTTGGGCGATCACCGTATCAATGGCAGCATGAGCCAATCCTGTTCGGCTGGAAGAAAAACGGCAAGCACGCCTGGTATTCCGACCGCAAGCAATCAACCATTTGGGAGTTTGACAAACCCAAGAAGAATGCAGACCATCCCACGATGAAGCCGGTACCGCTAGTGGCCTACCCTATCTTAAATTCCAGCATGACAGGGTGCATCGTACTAGATCCATTTGGTGGTTCGGGCAGTACCCTTATCGCATGCGAGCAGACCAAGCGGATTTGCTATACAGTTGAACTGGACGAAAAATTCTGCGATGTAATCGTAAAACGATATATCGAGCAGGTTGATAGCAAGGATAATGTGTTTCTCATTCGGGACGGCGTGAAGATGACTTTCAGCGAGGTTGAATCAGCTTGATGCACAGTAATTCCTGCTCAATATTACTTGCTATTCCACAGCTTTAGAGTGATATATGTAGTCACCAAAAAGCTAAGGAGGCTAAAGAAAATGGAAGTTAGATTCAATGTAACCGGCGAGGCACGCAAAGCTCTCGTCAAAGCAATAGGAGAAGCCATCGGTTATGAGCCTGTTTATAAAGGTGCGCCGAGCTTCGCTTATGTTGTAAACAATATCACCATCAGCAAGGACGGTGCTCTTTCATGGGATGAGCGCACAGATGAGGTAATCATGCAAAACTTGCTGAAAAAACTACTTGAGCTCGGCTTTACCTACGAAGGTAATGAAGTTGACACCGATGAGTTATGTGACACGCTTACGATAGAAATGCCGTTGGATGGGTTTACTGAAGCAGCACTCGAGAATCTGGAACGGCTCATTGCAAGCAAAGAGTCTCTCATTAAAAAGGCAATAGGCACCGAGAAACTACCTGTAGAACGAACGGAGACAACGCTCAGGTTTCCTTGGTTCCGCTTCGGAATTGAGCCCGAGGAGGTTTCTGCTTACTCTCGCTTCATTGGTGCCCTCTGTGCAGCTGCAAAAGAGCAGCACCGCGTGACTGCAAAGGATAAACCTGTGGAGAATGAGAAGTTCGCTTTCCGAGTGTTCCTTATAAGATTGGGCTTTGTGGGCGACGAGTACAAAGCGGCACGTAAAATCCTGCTCAGAAACCTGTCTGGCAATAGTGCCTTTAAGAATGGTGCTCCAGCCAAAGTGACGGAGGTATCAAATCATGAATAAGTTCCCTTCAAAGGAAACCGTGGAGAGGCTCCGAAAGCAATACCCGGCAGGAACTCGAGTTGAGTTGGTACGGATGAATGACCAGTACTCCAAATTGAGACCCGGTGACAAAGGTACTGTGGACTTCGTGGATGATACGGGTACGATATTCTGTACTTGGGATAGAGGTTCAAGCCTTGGTGTCGTTTATGGTGAGGATTTAGTGAAAAAGCTGTAAAGTATTAGGCTCAGTGTGGCCTAACTTACCCATATATTTGTGTGTTTTTTCTCTTGAATATCGCTTGCTATATAAGCCTTTTAGAGTGATATATGTACATGCCGAAAGGCACAAAGCATACAAGCACAGGAGGAAAATCACAGTGTTAACAAGCAGATTTGGAATTGAAATTGAATTTACAGGTATTACAAGAAACGAAGCGGCAAGAGTTACCGCTGAATACCTTGGTGGGACAATCAACAGCACCGGCGACTATTACGACACCAAGAAGGTCATAGCGCCAGACGGACGGGTTTGGAAACTTATGAGCGATGGAAGTATCTCCTGCCAAAAGCGAAGCAGCCGTCAAAAGGTAGCGGCTACTCGCGAATATAGTGTGGAACTGGTCAGCCCCATCCTTACCTACCGGGAGGACATAGAATGCCTGCAGGAATTAGTCAGACGGTTGCGTAAAGCAGGGGCTTTTGCGAATGCTTCCTGCGGCATACACATTCACCTCGATGGCTCCAATCACACACCAAGGAGCATTCGAAACTTTATTAACATCATCGCCAGCAAGAATGATCTTTTTTACAAGGCACTTCAGATAGCGCCGGAGAGGATGAATTATTGCAAGAAGATGGACAGCATACTGGTTGATAAAATGAACCGTCGCAAGCCTAAAACCATGCGAGCAATTGAGGAGATTTGGTACGAAGGCTACAGTGAGAGCCGCGACAAGCATTATCACAACAGCCGCTACCACTTCCTGAACCTACACAGCTTTTTCACCGGCAATCACACAGTAGAGCTTAGGGGATTTAACAGTGAGCTTCATGCTGGAAAGATAAGAAGCTATGTGGTTTTAGCCTTGGCCCTTAACCATCAGGCGCTTACGCAAAAATGTGCATCGGCGAAAAAGCCGCAGACAGAGAATGAAAAGTTCGCAATGCGGACTTACTTGAACCGCATTGGATTTATCGGTGAGGAGTTTGCAAACTGCCGCGAACACCTGACAGCTCACTTGAATGGGTCGGCTGCATGGCGATTTCGGGCGGCCTGAACCGTCCGAGAAACCTAAGCTCAAGAAGGAGGATACAAAGAATAATGGATAAAAAACTGTACATTGCCTACGGCTCAAACCTTAACATAAAGCAGATGGCAAACCGGTGCCCCACAGCAAAGGTAGTGGGTACCAGCATGCTGAAAGATTGGAGGCTCCTATTTCGGGGCACACATGCGGGTGCGGTGGCGACAGTAGAACCCTTTAAGGGCGGCAGCGTCCCTGTACTGGTTTGGGAACTGACTCCTGCAGACGAGGCTGCGCTCGATCGCTACGAAGGCTGGCCCTTTCTTTACCGAAAGGAAACGGCAAAGGTAAAACTGGGAGGCAAGAACGTCAAAGCTATGATGTATGTGATGAATGAGGGTAGACCGCTTGGCCAGCCAAGTTGCTATTACTATACCACTATTTTGGAAGGCTATAAGGACGCGGGTTTTGACTTGGATATCCTGCGCCAGGCTACCATTGACTCTGTGGAGAAAGAGGTACCCACTGATGACTGAAAAAATAAAGGAGCAAATCCTCACTATACGAGATAGTGGTGTCACAAATATGTTTGATGTGAATCGTGTACAATATGAGGCTAATGAGCGTGGCTACTACGAACTGGTAGCTTACCTCATTGATCACAAAGCTGAATACTGTCGTTTCATTTTAGCTGGTGAAACGCAAGAAGCAGAATAAAAGAAGAAATAGGCAAAAGTAAAGGGCTTCTAAGGTGTCAATGGC